GCTTAACTCTCTGTAATCTTCTGTTTTTGTCCCTGCTTTAGTCATTTCAAACCATTTAGTTTTTAGCGAAAGTCGTAAGCACGAAGGCATAACAGCACCTACCAAAAAGGTCGGGGTTGGTTTCATGGGTTAGGGGTTTATGGTTTGGAATAATTGATATTTCCCGCATTTTGCGGTTATGTTTTTTACTTGCGGCCCGAATCCGTTGCTTCGGCTCAACACATACTCGCAGGCATCCCCCTTGGGCCGCACCTCAATCACCTTCCAAGGGCGGTTGTTGGTGCAGGCGGTCAGGAGCAGAAGGAGCAGTATGCGGCGCATGGGTCAAAGATATACACAACCTACCCACATTCAGCCAACACCCGTTGGAAATCTTCCACGCTTCGGATGACCTCGTACCTGTAGCCAACTGCCTCCACGACCCCCTGCCACCACTTTTGGGATAGGGACTGCTTGCCCTTGGGGGTTTTAAATTCAAGGAACACCGCTCCCTTGGGCGATAGGTAGGTCATGTCGGCAACCCCAGCGGTCAGCCCGATGCCCTTTAGAAAGAAACCATTTGAGCGTGAACGGGGGTTGTTTAGGTTGAGGAATAGCAGACCCTGCTCGTTGGGTCGCATTAAAGCGAACAACTTGACGCAAGCGGCTTGGAGGTTGTATTCTTCCATCATGAGCAGACGCAGTTAAAATCTTCTTGGCCGAAGTCAAGTTCGGGGGTGTATCCCTCTTGAGCCATCTTGACGAAATCCTTGATTGAACGATTCCCACGAAATGAGGTGTTGCCGTATTGTTCTTTTATTGTTTCCCACCAGCCGACAAATCGGGTTCCGTAACGAATGACCTCAACAAGATTGCGGTCCGATTTTTTCCAGCACAGTTCGCAGTTTCCAAATTTTCCATGAATGGATAACTTAAAAGGCTGACCAGCAAAAAAGTCGGTCAAGTCCCTTTGGGTTATTGGTGCAGGGTAGTCGGTAATTAGGGGGAAAATTCTATCCTTTTCAACTTTAATCTCTGCCCAAGAAATTCGTTTTGGCATATCCTCGGAACGAAATCCGATTGCTTTTACAAATTTTTGACCTTTAAAATAATCTTTTGCAAATCTGGTCATGGGCCTTACTTTCAAATAGTCGGAGCAATACGGAGCCTCCGAGTTTGGTATTCCATTATATGAGCCTTTATTTACATGAGCAATGCTTTCCGTGAATGGTTTTGCGGTCATGTCCAATTCATCCCACTCCTTAATCGCATAACGAACTCCAACACCCATTGTGGTCGAATACAACCCCTCAATTTTGATAAGTGGCAGGTTCCAATGTTTTTCCATAGCCTTCAAAAAATCAATGGTTTCGGGCCGTTCCATTCCAGTATTTGCAAAAACGAAGGCGATGTTGTCGTCCTTGTATTTTGGGTTGGTCATAAGGTGGTGGGCCATCATTGCGGAACTGCGGCCCCCTGATACTGCGGCAAGAATGTTCATAGTCCAAAATTATCTGCACACCAAATAGGCGTCTTATCCCCAACGCAAGCATCGCGAACATTAAAGTTAAAATGCTCGCAGGCATCCTCAAGGCTCATATTGTTGCAAAGAATATCAATGCATTTGCTGACTGAATAAATAAGCCTCATAGTAGATTCTTCCACACCAATAATGGCATCATCAAATCCATCCGCTTTATAAAAGGATTCTTTGGGGTATATTTCAATTAAATCTTGTATCATGCTTTAAAATAAAATTGGCTGAACAACTGGCACATATGAGGCATCATATCGTTTGTTATTTCCTTTTGGGTAGGGCATCACATTAAATAATTTACTTTTCATTATTTTATTTTTAAACGAATTTGAGCCGAGAACATAAACATACCTATACTTTGGTGGCCTTTGAACTTGATACAATAAATCACCATACTTTTCTTTTAATTTCTTAATCCTGTCCTTTTCAAAAGCGAACTCATCCATTAGGGTTCTGCTATGCTTATCCTCTTGGCCTTTTAATTTCCAGTCAAGTTGCGAATGAGATTCTCCTGTAAAAAGAAAATTTGATGCCTGGTAAACAAATCCGTTATGTCCAAATGATTTGTCAGCGTATGAAACAATAACCAATGGTTTTGGCAATAATTTAAAAGCATTTGAAATGAAATAAGACCCTGCGTTTTTTTCCACCCCTTCCTCAATGCACAAACGATTTAATTCGTAAACCAGGTGCATATATTCTGCACCAAAAAGTGATTTTTTCATGGTTAATGGAACCGCATTGCCAAAGGTCAAAACACCTTTTAATTGGTTTTTATCAAAAAGCCCAAATGCGTAGGATATTGAAACCATCCTTCTTAAATAGTGTTTTTTTAATAACCATTCCTTGCAGTCATGCGAAGTGATTGGCTTAATGATATAGTCATTTATCATAGCGAATTGGGTGGGTACTCGTTGGCTTTGGTATAGGGAAGGTGGCATTGAATCTCGGCAACTCCAAGCGAGCCGTTGCGATTCTTGCGGACGATGACTTCCATAAGGTCGGCTGGCTGGTTCCTGTCGTGTTCGTAAGGGCGGTAAACAAAGCCAATCTTGTCAGCATCAAACTCCAACTGCCCCGTTTCCCGAAGGTCGGACATGATGGGGCGATGGTCGCTTCTTCCCTCGGTTGCACGGGATAGGGACGACACCACGACCCCGAATACCTTCTGCCGTTTGCAAATGGCTTTAAGGGTCTTGCTGATGTTGGTCATTTGCTCAATCTTGGGCTTGGCCTTGTCAATCTTGGTCGGCTCTACGAGTTGGAGATAGTCCAGGTAGAATCCGCAAATCCCGTACTTGGTTTTCAGTTTTGCGATTTCGCCCTCAATGCGGTCCAAGTTCGCTTGGTGTAAGTCCACGATGTAGAGCGGTTTGGACTTTAGGAGGTCCGCTTTTTGGCCCAAGTCCATGAAGTCCTGCGTGCTGATTCGCTCGGTCGGGTTAAGAAAGTGCGCCCCGTCCATGGTGGCAAGGTTGGAAAGCATCCGCTGGGTCAGTTGCTCCGCTGACATTTCAAGGGTAAAGAACACCACGGGGATATCGGCCATGGCTTGGTTCATTGCGATTTGCAGGGCCAAGAGGGTCTTGCCCATTGCGGGACGACCACCCAATAGGATAAACTCGGTGGGCTTGAACCCCGTCATCATTCGGTCCATCGGGCTGATGTAGGTGGGATAGATGGAATCCTTGCGTCTGCCCTCACGGACCTCGTTCATGTTCATGAGGTAGGTCTTGGCCAGTTCGTGGGCCGTGGTTTCGGTGGCGTTGGTTTCTACCGCCTGCATGGATTGATAGCGGGCAAAGGCTTTGGGGATGTCACGGTCATGGGCCAACTCGTCCATGATGCGCTGCTCTTCCCTTTGCTTCCACGCTTCGTTGAGGTCGGAGGCGTACACCTTCCAATCGGAGGTCAGCGTGTTCCCATCAAGGATGTCCACGAATTCAGCGATGACATGGGCCTGCCCGTTGTCAATGAGGTGCTTGTGAACGGCCACAAGGTCCACAGGTCTCTCCGCTCGGTGGAGGGATTCAATGGCACGATAGACGAGGACATGGTTCCCCGTAAATAGGCGTTCAGGGATTTGAAGGAGCAGGACCGCTCGGTTGGTGAACTGGTCCATAAGGCATGATAAGAGCCGTCGTTCAGCGGTAAGATGGTAGGGGTTCATCGTCGGTTTGGTTTAGTGGGTTGAAGGTAGCATTCCTTGGGATTACTTGGTCCTCCCATCGGCCTTGGTTAAGGTAGGTCGCCGCATGGGGCACGAACTGGACGGGGGTTTCTGCGTAGAGGCGGGAGATGTTGTTGATAGCGGCCTGCTGGTCTTCGTCCTTCAACTTGGCGAAGGCTTTGGATGCGGACTGCTTGCTGGTCTTGCGGGGGTAGAGGCTCCAAAATTGGTCAAACAAAATACTGCTATCCCTCTTGGGCTTTGCCATTACCCCTTCCTCCTTTGCATTATCATTCTCCTTTTCATTATCATTCCCATTATCATTACTCATTAGGTTATGGGGTGGTTCGGGGGTGGTTAGGTCTTGGTTAGCCTTTGGTTTCCCGCCCTTGCAACCGTTCTCGTATTTCCGCTGATTAGCATCCAGTTGCGGTTTTATCCTTC